CAGAAACAGGTATTTACACAAATTGTGGGAGAGGCTCGCACGGTAAATTATACAATAAGCTCTTTATTTAAGATGTTTCTGTTATTTATAGTAGCTTGTTTTGCCATTTCCATGTTGATTTTTTCAATAAATGCAGCTGAACAAGATTTACCTATGTTTATTTTGTGTATGTTAAGTGGTGTTGCGATTATTTTCTCTCTTTGGGGATTATTAAATGGGTTGATCAAGTTTTGTGACTATCTATTAGCCAAAGAAGAGAAGAGAAAATGGAAACAAATTAATAAATAAACTAAGTAAATGGAAATTTTAAGCCACCTTTAAGGGTGGCTTTTTTTATGGGAGAAATAAAATGTCACTAAAAGTGGCGATGATGACGGTGTAGAGGCTTATTTAGCAAGCCGATAATCTGTTAAACCAGTCAAAATGTGACTATTTTTTATTGCTTTAAATGCAATAATTTTGTACAGTAAGAGAAAAGTAAGGAGGGGGTATGTTTAAAAAAGAAATTGATCTTATCCTGTGGTTAGGTAGAGCATTTACTTCAGTAATTGTTTTATTCTTTGTCATTCCCGCTTTAATTCTTTTGACCTTAGGCGGAATAATTACCGGCATAACTTGGAAGATTATACTGGGTGCTGTGTTGGCATATCTCGTTTTCTTAAGTATTGTCAAAGTTGCGATGTATTTTTTCAATAAAAAATGGGAAAAAGAAATCCAGCAACAAATGCAAAAAGAAAACGACGTTAAATACGTTATTATTAAGTAGTAATTTAAATAGATAGAAAGCTCGCAATATGCGGGCTTTTTTTATTGGAGAAAATATGTCGTCTCTTGGTAACTTGTATATCCGATTGGATTTAGAAACGATTCAATTTCAAAAAGGGCTGGGAAAGTCTGAACAACAGACCCAGAAATTTGCCAAGCAATTTGAGGTAAATTTATCTCGGGCACAGGCAAAAGCACGGCAGTTTTCAGAGCGAACCACGCAATATTTAAACAATATTGAAAAAGCGGCTAACAATATTAATTCAACGACAAACTGGAGTTTCCGTCTTGATAATTTGGGGCGCTTGCAAGATTTTGCCAAACAAACGGTTGTTATGATGGATCGTTACACCGAATTACAAAACCGCATACGCCTAGTTACAGATGGTCAAGCGGAAATGGCAGCTGCAACTGGTACCGTTTTTGATATTTCATTGCGAACAAATCAAGCTGTAAGTGCAACAGCTGAAGTGTATCAACGCTTTGCGAAAAATGCCGATACATTGAAGATCAGCCAAGCCGAAGTGGCAGAATTAACCGAAACCGTATCAAAAGCAGTGGCTATGTCAGGTGCAAGTTCTGCGTCGGCAGAAGCGGCATTGATGCAGTTCGGGCAAGCAATGGCGAGTGGTGAATTGCGTGGTGCCGAGCTAAATTCTGTAATGGAACAGACGCCCGGACTTGCACAAGCGATTGCGGATGGTCTTGGTGTCAGCGTTGGTGCGTTAAAAGAAATGGGTAAAAACGGCGAATTATCCATATCAAAAGTCATTAAAGCACTCAAAAATGCAAAATCTCAGGTGGATGGTGATTTTGAAAAGCGTGTTAAAACGCTTTCGATGTCATTTACTAACCTTGAAACATCAATGATTAAGTTTGTCGGTGAAACAGATTCAGCTATTGGTGTAACACAAAAACTGGCTGAAGGTGTTGAATTTGTTGCCACTAATCTCGAAGATCTGATTACTGTTGCAGGCACTTTTGCCGCTGCACTTGCGATTGGGCAAATTGGCAAATATTCGACCGCACTTTTACAAACGGGCATTAATAGTGCAAAAAACACATTAGCTCATACCAAAGAAGCTCAATCTATTCTTGCAAAAGCAACGGCTATGCGAACAGCCGCACAAGTTGAAATGGCAAGTCTTGCGGCTCAATTACAGTTAGCACAATCAGAGCAAACACGCTATACCTTGCGTGAACAAATGAAAGTACAAGCTGCTCAAATTATTGCTCTCACAGAAGCAGAGGCGACAGCGAAACGTAATCTTGCTACAGCAAATACTTTAGCTGGAAAAGCGTCTCAAGGTTTACAAAGTGTAATGGCATTGCTTGGTGGACCTGTCGGAGCAGCTATGATTGCCGGCAGTGCTTTATGGTATTTTACACAGCAAGCAGAAAGTGCGAGACAGAAAGCACTCGATACTGCAGGGGCAAATCATCGTTTAAAAGAGAGTTATGAGGGTTTAAGTGCTGCAGCACTCTCGCTCAAAATTACACAACAAATCCAAGATCTTGCCAATTATGATAAACAAATCCAACGGTTACAAACAGACATTGTTGCATTGAAAGATAGTTGGAATTATGTGGGTTTACCTGTACCTGAAAGTGCTAAAAAAGAAATATCAGAGTTAAATGATAAGATTTCTATTTTAAAAGAAAACGCCAATATTGATTTCTCCGTATTAGAAAACCAATTAGAAGCCCTTGCTAAAGCTATGCTAACAAGCGGTAAAAATATTGATGATGTTCGGCAAAAATTTAAAACGTTGGGTGTTGATGCAGGTAACACAGAATGGATTTTAGCCAGAATACCTTCTGCACTAAATGAAATCGACAAGGCAGGTAACCAAGCTGAAAATGCCACTCTAGATTTAGATGACGCATTTAAAAAGTTACAAGAAAAATCAGTATCTCTCGCTCAAAAATTAGAGGTTGCAAAACTTGAGCAACAAGGGCAAGCTAAATCAGCTTATGTTTTAGCAGGGTTGTACGAACTTCTTGGAACGGAAGGTGCAAAATACAATGAAGTGTTAATTGGTATCGCCACAGGTACTATCACCGCCGCAAATGCAGCAGATAAAGCGGTGGGAATATCTGTTGAAACATTGAATAAAATACTACAAGGTAAACAAGTCCTTGAAGGTATGTTCAACGATGAAACACAGACAAAAACAATTCAAACTAATCTAAAAACAAATCATAAAGGTGGTGGCGAAAATGCTCGTGATAATTGGCTGTCATTTTATGATGATCTTCGCAAAAAAAGCAGTTCAACGCTAACTGAAATCGATCTTGAAGAACAGCAGATGTTTCAGCGTCTTGAAGAGCATATGAAAAAAGGTGTGGTATCACATACCGAATATGAAACGGCTAAATTGGCTATAACGGAGCGTTTTGCCAAAGAGCGGTTGGAATTAGCAGGGAAATATGCGCCAGAAAAATTGCTGTTATCAAATTTAAAGAATGAGCTATCAGCGATTGAAGAACTCAGAAAAGCGGGGCAACTTACCAATGGCGAAGCACAAACCGCTGAATATCAGCTGAAATTTGACTACGCACAAAGTAAAGCTCAAAGTGCGGTCAATCCGCTTGACCAAATGCGTGCGATTTATGATCCAAATCAAGACATAGTCAATCGACAAGCACAAGAACTCGCACGGCTTGACGCATTTCATCAGACGCAGTTACTTAAGGAAGAAGAATTTCAAAAACTCAAACAGCAAATTATTGAGCGTTATGCGAATGATAAATTTCAAACCGAAATGCAGAAATATGCGGACGGCTTGAATACACTAGGTTCAGCTTTTGGGGATTTAACCTCGATGATTGAACAGGCAGGGGGCAAACAATCTGCCGCTTACAAAGCAATGTTTGCGATGCAAAAATCTTTTGCGATTGCGGAGGCGACAATCAATGTCACCCGTGCTGCAAGTCAAGCGATGGCAGATTGGTCAAAAATGGATGCGGCATCTAAGTTTGCAGCTGTAGCAGGCGTGATGTCTCAAGGTATGGCATTAGTCGGACAAATCCGTAGTGTTGGTTTCTCTAGTGGCGGCTACACAGGCGATGGTGGCAAATACACCCCAGCAGGTATCGTCCACCGTGGCGAGTATGTCATCACCAAAGAGGCAACTTCTCGTCTTGGGTTGGATTACCTGAATTATCTCAATTATGGCAAACGTGGTTTTGCGACCGGTGGCGGTGTTGGTGTGCCGAGAGTGCCGAGTACGCCTACGCATTTTGGCGGATCGCAAAATGTGACTGTGACGGTGATTAATAACGGCAAACCGACATCCGCCGAAGTAGAAACCAAAAAAGACGGTCAAGATTTAGCAATTACCGTGAAGTTAATGGAGCAGATTGCAGATGGTGTCTATCGTCGCAATCAAACACGCGATCTGCGTAGTGGTGGTGCGTTAAATAGATAATACCCTTAGAGAGTTTCTAAGGGTATTTTATTATAAGGTGATCTATGACATTACAAATACTTCCCTTTTGCCCACAACCAAATTACACCGTCGAAAGCGAACCTCGCAGAAAGGTAAATAAATTTGGTGACGGCTATCAACAGCGAATGGTTGATGGATTAAATCCATTGCAACGTAAATTTTCATTGAGTTTTAACCTACGACACGCACAAGCGGTTGGATTGTTGCAATTTCTTGCAAGTCACGGTGGTGTAAGTGCCTTTCAATTTAGGGAGCGACCAAAAACGCCACTGATTAAAGTAGTGTGTCCAAAATGGTCGCAGACGGTAGGTAAAACCCATACGTTGATTAACTGCGAATTTGAAGAGGTGATTTAATGCCAAAATCCCTACCCCAAAAAATGGCAAACGAACTGCCAAAACTGGAACAAAATGCCTTGATTGAACTGTGGGAAATTGATTTAAGGCATATCAGCAGTAATAGCGACCAAACACGAAAAGGGGAGCTATTACGCTTTCACAATGGCTTAAATCAAGGTCAGCAGAATGTTTGGTGGCAAGGTAACGAGTACCAAGCCTATCCAATTAATGCGGACGGTTTTGAGATTAGCGGTCAAGGGCCGAGTAACCGACCGACTTTAACAATCTCAAACCTGTACGGCATTGTCACCGCATTAGCCGCAGATTTCGGGCAAGGGATTGGGGCGAAAGTGACACGTCGTTTAGTTTACGCTCAATTCCTTGATGCTCGCAATTTCCCTAACGGACGAAACTCACAAGCCGATCCGACACAGGAAAGTGTGAGTTTGTTCATTATTGAACAGCTAAAAATCCTAAATGATGAAGTAGCGACCTTTGAGCTGGCTTTACCCGCAGAAACAGATAATGCACGTATTCCGTTGCTGATGATTACGTCTCATACTTGCATTTGGCCATATCGTTCTGCGGAGTGTGGCTATACAGGCGGACCAGTTGCCGATGAAAAGGATAACCCGACAACCGATCCGAAAAAAGATGCTTGCTCTCACTGTTTGCGTGGTTGCAAGCTGAGATTCGGGGCTAACGCCATTTTACCGTTTGGAGGCTTTCCAAGTACGACGCAGTATGGGGCTTGATTGCTATCAAGGTGTTTTACTTGTAAACTATATGAGTTCGCCATTGTGTTGAACTATATTATAAACAGAAGAGGATTTTATGGCAGCCATTCAACCACAAACTATTGCGGACAGTCTATTTCGACGCATTGAGGATGCTCGTTATATGAAGAAGTTCACCCCTATGTTTATTAATAGATTACTTAGCGACATTGAGAAGTTGAAGTTAATATTACCCGATTTGGCGTGGAGCATGGAAGGAAGTGTTTATGCTTTAGCCAATCAAGAAAGTAAAGCAATTTTTGCTTGTCAGAAATCTATTGAACTCAATCATAGCGCATCAAATATCTATAATTTAGGGTTTACTTACGAAATCTTTAATCAATTTGAATTAGCTTTAGATTGTTATCGACAAGCATTTCAGATAGCTCGAAATGGCGACATAAAAATACTTCGAACATTAGAAGGTCGGCTAATGAACTTTTTTGCTTATGACGATTTAACTCCTATCAAAACTGAGCTAGATAAATGTAAGATAAAACATAATATTGACATTATTACTAAATTAAATAAAGTATTTGGTAGTGGACGTTTAATGTTAGATTTCGGTCTTGAAGTCAATCGGCTTATTAATCAACATATTGTTTCTAGATTTATCATTGGTACTGAGTTTCGTGAAATTGATGAGCGGTTACATATTGTTAACCTTGTTCAATATGTAGATGACGCAGATCTTGAAAAGATAGTTGAGTGTAACGCTAATCTATCAGATTTATTCGCAGAATTTGCAGAAAAAAATCACCTAGATTTAGATTGCTTGTATCTTTATTGTGAGGCGTATAAATAATGATTAAGCATACGGAATTAATTGAACGAGCTGAGATTTTGTCAAAACAATCTAGCGAAATTGAATGGAGAGATAGCATCAAACATAGTTATTATTACTTTTATCATGAGCTTAACCAATTTCTCTCTAAACACAAGATTGATTTAATGGATAAGAGTTATGGTGAACATCAATTTGCGATTGAAAAATTAAAAAGTATTGAAAATCGCTCAGCTAAAACCTTAGCAAGATATGTTCAAATATTAAAAGATAAACGTGTAATAAGTTGTTATAAACTTGATGCAAATGTTTCACAATTTCAAGCAAGACAACAATTAAAAGAATGCCAAAATGCGATAATTAAATTAAAGGAACTGGATACATTATTACAAGAAAAATAATCTATAAGCCCGATATGTTCGGGCTTTTTTATTGGGAGTAAAAATGGAAACACCTGATTTAGAATTTAAAATCATTGCTCACGCCAAACGCTCAGAACCGCACGAAAGTTGCGGTTTTGTCGTTTCTAAGGGTGGTAAGTTACGTTATTTTCCTTGTGAAAATGTGGCTGTCGATCTGATTAATCATTTTGAAATTTCACCTGATGATTGGATTCGGGCGGAAAGCGTAGGCGAGATTGTGGCGGTTGTTCATTCTCACCCTGATTCAGACACCGAGAAAGGTTTGCCTTATCTATCAACCGCAGACAGAGAATGCCAAGTGCGGTTAAATCTGCCGTTTTGGTTGGTTTGCGACGGAAAATTGCAAAAATTCCGCCCAATCGCACCGCTTGTCGGTCGTCAGTTTGAGAATAACAAGCAAGATTGTCGCAACATCTTACTTGATGCCTATATGTTGTCGGGATTGGATTTGCCCGATGATGTGACCTATGAATTTGAATGGTTTAAATCAGGCAACTTGTATGAAGAAAACTTGCTCCGCTTTGGCTTTGAGCGGTTAGATTTTGAAGAACAGCCCCAGCTTGGCGATATTGTGTTACTGCAAATTGGTAGCGATGTGGCTAATCACGCAGGCATTTACCTTGGTCATCAAATGATGTTACACCACAGCGAAGGGCGATTATCTGCTCGTGTGCCTTATGACGGCGCTTGGCTACAACAAACGCACAGTATTTGGAGATACCCGAAATGGTCAGAGTTAAATTTTACGGCGATCTTAAACGATTTGAGCCTAACGAACCGATAGCGCTTGAAGTCAGTTCCTTTAAAGAGCTGATGAGCGGACTACTCAGTCAGATTCAAGGCTTAAGCCAACATTTACGCAAAGGCTATTACAAAGTCCGAATCGGGAAACGCTATTTAAGCGAAGAGCAGATAAAAACCAATCCTACAATGACACTTGCTGATGATTGTACCGTACATTTTACGCCTGTGGTGGTGGGGGCAGGGAAATCGAGTGTCCTTAGTATTGTTGCGGGTGCACTTTTAATTGGTACCGCCTTTATGCTTGGCCCAATGGGTTTTGGAATGGTTCAAGGGATGACTGCGATGATGATGGGAAGTATGGGAGCTAGTCTTTTATTAGGAGGGGCGATGCAAATGCTTGCTCGTCCACCAGATATGAACACGAAATTAAGTGATAGCGAAAAGCAGCAAAGCACATCATTTTCAAACATTCGCAATCTTACCCCTCAAGGCAGACCGATTCCGTTACTTTACGGAAAAATGATGACAAGTCTTATCTTGATTTCGCAGGGTATTGATACCTTTGATGATGTGACAACGTAAACAAATTACAGTCGCACAGGAAACTGTGACGGCTTTTTTATTGGAGAAACATTATGGGCGGTAAAAAAGGCGGTGGTGGCCATACACCTTACGAAGCACCCGATAACCTAAAATCAGCACAGCGATTAAGTGCGATTGGCTTAATTTCGCTAGGTCCTATTCGTGGTGCGGTGACAGCAGATCAGTATCAGAGTGCCTTCTTTGATTACACCCCGATTAAAAACTCGAAAGGGGAGTGGAATTATCAAAATACCTTGATTCGCTATCGTTTAGGCTATCAAGACCAGCAACCCCTTGAAGATTTTGATGCGTCAGAAAGAGAAGTGTCAGTGGGTGCTGAAGTGAAATTAGAACATCCTATTTCTCGCACGGTGATCGACCCTGATATTGACTGTTTGCGAATTACTTTAGGCGTGAATGCGTTATTTAGTCAAAACGATCAAGGCGATACGCACGGCACATCGGTACATCTAGAGATTTTGATTAACGGTCAGTCCCGACAAACTGTAGTGATTAACGGTAAATCTTCATCACGTTTTCACCGTAGTTATTTAATCGACAATTTACCACCACGTCCATTCACGGTGACGGTACAACGTGTTACGCCTGACAGTAAAAGCCAACGTTTGCAGAATGCGACATTTTGGTCGAGTTACACGGAGATTATTAGTGCCAAATTGAGCTATCCCAATATGGCGATAGTGGGGATTAAAACCGATTCACGCTATAACCCGAGCTTTCCAAACATTAACTTTCTGCTATATGGTCGTTTGGTCAAAGTGCCGAGCAATTACGATCCTGATACGAGAACCTATGGCAGTGGTTTATGGCGTGGGGATTTTAAGCTGGCGTGGACCAATAATCCTGCGTGGGTGTTTTACGATTTGGTTACCAATAAGCTAGCTGGCTTAGGGCAACGTTTAGGCGATTATGGCATTGATAAATTCCAGTTGTATCAAATTGCCCAATACTGCGATCAACAAGTACCAGATGGCTATGGCGGTGTTGAGCCTAGAATGGTGGCAAATTTATGGCTGACAGAGCAACGTGATGCTTATTCGGTGATTTCGGATATGGCGTCGGTTTTCCGTGCGATTGTGGTGTGGAATGGTACGCAATTAACCGCTATTCAAGACAGAAATGCCGATCCTGTCTGCTCATTTACTCAGGCGAATGTGATTGACGGTAAATTTAATCGCCAGTATGTACCGCTTAAGTCCATTTTTACCGCCGTTGAAGTGGAATATGCCGACGAACGTAACAACTATCAAAAAGCGATTGAGTATGTGGCAGATGATGCGATGATCAAACGTTATGGCTATAACGTGAAGAAAATCGTTGCGTTTGCCTGTACTTCTCGTGGGCAAGCTCGCCGTTATGGTAAGTGGGTGCTTGAAACGTCTCGCTTAGAGCAATGCACGATCAGCTTTAGCGTAGGGCGTGAAGGGTTACAGGTATTACCAGGTGACATTATCGAAATTGCGGACAAATCATACGCTAATGTCAATCTTGGTGGGCGTGTGTTAGCCATTAACGGCAGAACCGTTACCCTTGATGCCCCGATTGAAGTCCAGGGCGAAAAGCACCTAAGTTATTTAGTCAATGATAACAACGGACAGCGGTTAGTTCGTCGTAAAATTTCGCAAATTAATGCCCAAAACAAATCGCTTGTGACATTAGATAGCGAGCCAACAGGCTTACAAGTAATGGATACTTGGGCGTTGCATACCCCGTTAGTCAGCACACAACGCTATCGTGTGCTTGGCGTGGCGGAAAATGAAGACGGTAGCTACGGCATTACCGCATTACAGCACGAGCCACAGAAAGAGCGAATTGTTGATGAAGGGGCGGTTTTTGCTCCCGCGTCTGAAACGCTCCATAAAGTTGAGCCACAATTAACACACTTAGGCGTACAACCGACGTTGAGCGGTGATATGAAAGTGTCGTGGGAAGTGACCTCAGGCAATGGCACGGTTAAATATGACATCAAAGTCTTAAAAGACGGGAAGTTGTACCTGTTTAAACGTGATGAATCCAGTAGTGAGCTGAATCTTGCAGATTTAGCAAATGGTGAATACCAAGTCACGATTATCGCACGAGATGCACAAGGGCGGATGCTGAGTGAAAAAGTACAATCCTTTACGATTGACAATCCACCTGCGCCTAAAAATGTGTGGGTATCGGGCGGTTTATCAGGTATTACGCTGTCTTGGGATTTTGTGGACGAAGCCACGCAAACGGAAATCTGGGCAAGTTCAACCAACAACCTAGCCAACGCTGAGCGTATTGCGAAAGTGACAGCGAATATCTACACCCATAATGTAGGTCCACGTCAAACACGTTACTACTGGTTACGTCACACTCGTGGCATTAACGTGGGAGAGTGGTATCAACAACAAGGTTTAAGTGCTGAAACTGGGGCGGATATTGATGCCGAGCTTGCGTTGTTGAATGAAAAGCTGGGGCAAAATATTATTGATGAAGTCTTTGATACCGCAATGCCCGCACGCAAATTGGAGATGACTAAAACCGTTGCTCGTATTGATAACCCAACGGAAAACATTGGTCATAAACAGTTATACAACGAAGCTGACGGCAAACTGTATGTTTGGGACGGCAACAAATACACGGCTAAAGTACAAGCGGTTGATTTAGAAGGAAAACTTGCAAGTAGTCAATTAGACCAAGCGCTTATTAATCAGCTTACGACAGCAAGCAGTACAGCCGATAATGCCTTATCCAAAGCTAACACCGTACAAAGTGCGTTAGCTCAGGAAGTCAATCGACGCACGCAAGCGATTCAAGCAGAAGCCAATGCTCGTGGTACTGCGGTGAGCCGATTAGAGCAAGCCGACCGTGAGAAAGCCCAATTAATAGCCACTACAACCGCTAAAGCCGATAATGCGTTATCAGGTTTATCTGAAGAACGTCAAGCACGTATTGCTGGGGATAATGCACAAGCACAGGCTAGAGCGATATTAACAACGAGGGTAGGAAGTGTAGAGAGTGGTATTTCTACCTTGCAGAATAGCATTGCAAGTGCTAATCGTAGTGTTTCGGAGCTAAGTCAGAGCCTTAATGCTAAGATTGATGGGATTGCGATTGGGGGGTGGAATTTAATTAAAAATTCTCGTCTATTAAACAACACTACCCACTGGAATGTAATTGGTGGAAGAGATGTTAGAAATGGAATCGCAGTTTTAAAAAATTTAAACACGGCAAACTGGTGCTGGAGGCAAGGTGCAATCAATGCACACAATCCAAGCAGTATCTATTGCGGGCAATAGAAAAGCACTTGCGGGTATCTCTTTAGGTGCAAATGGAGGAACTGAAAGTTCTGTGATTGTGATGGCCGATAAATTTAACGTTGTCAAAAATGCACGAGATGGCAACGTTAAGCCAATGTTTAGTGTTGTTAATAACCAAGTTGCTGTTAACGGTGATTTGATTGGAGATGGCACAGTATCGGCTCGAATGATGGCGGCTAACTCAATTGCTGCTGGGGCTATTCAGGGGGGAGCAGTTCGCGCAAATCATGTTGCGGCAGGGGAGATTTCTACTGAAAAACTGGCTTCAGAGGCAGTCACTACCGAGAAAATTCGAAGCAACACAATCACTTCCGATAAAATTGGTACAGGGCAAATTATCACAAATCACATGGTGGCTGGGTCAATAGATGGAAAAATTCTTCGTGCAGGGACGGTAACAGCAGATAAAGTGGTAGCTAGAGTCTCCCTACAATCACCAGTGATTCGAGGGGGGATTTTGGAAGTTGGGAGCCTTATTGGTGGTAACCTCTATGAGGTTAAATCTTTCACACCGGCTGGTCGAAATCAAATGAGCATTACGATCAAGCCTTCAATAGCACAACGATTACTGAAAATGACTTGGGATTATGGTACTGTTAGATTTTCAGGTAATTCTGCTGCTATTGGTGGTACTGGCGATTGGGTAACAAGCATAAAAAATTCAGCAGGTACTGTATCACAGCATTTAAAAGGATTTTACACGCTCGTTATCCCATCTAATACACAGGTAACGTTATCTTTAACATTTAATACCACCCGTATAATGAATCAAATTCTTGTAGAAACAGTTGTTTATTCTGGGTCAAGTTATATACAATAG